TGATGAAGCAACTCGTGCTGCTAAAGAAGGCAAGAAAGATGAGCACCGTGTAGGTGTTGAGATTCGTGCCAAGCAATCTGCTGCAACTCTTGCTGCAAAACGTTCTCGCCAGAAAGTTCTCGATGCTTACGAGAAGAAGACTGGCAAAAAACTTGACATCAGCAAAACACCTGAGGGCAAAAAACATGACCAACACTTTGGCGGTTCTCGTCAAACGAAAAAGGTGAAAGGTGCTAAGGAAACTCCTTTAGAGACTCATAACAGAAGAGTTGGTCGCGATACTCTTAGAAAACTTAAGCACGGTAAGACTTCTAAAGAGAAGAAGTATGATGCAGCGATGGCAAAACATACTTCGAGATATGATTGAGCATATATAGATTAGATTCGTTTGGTATCTAATCATGTTATCGTTCTTACTCCCTCTTGCTCAAAAGGTTATTGTTGATGCCGTCGCTAAGATTCCCGACAACGAGGAACTGGGCGAGCAACTGATTAAGGTCTGTATTGTTATTCTGGAAAAGGCAGTTAAACTGACCAAGACAGATATGGATGACAGACTCCTTGCAAAAGTTAAGGAAGCAATCGTAGTACGATGATGCTTGGGGGGCGAAAGCCCCCATTTTTATAAATAAATATTAGGAAAAACGTCTTCGGAGAACAATGTCTGTATTCGGAAAAATTGATGCGAAAGCATTGCTGACTAATGTAGCGGTCGTCCAGAATGACGCTACTGTTACTACTACTGGTGATTTTAACGATGACACCACAGCAGATTACATCGTTGCTGGTGACATTCTGGAACTTGCCACTGTTCCCTACATCGTAAAATCCGTAGCAAGTAACGGTCTTACTCTGGAACTTCATAAAGGATATGTTGCTGCATCTGGCACTGTTACTGCAGCAAACGCTATTCGCCGTACTGCTCCTAAGGCAGTTGCCGAGTACGTCGTCAAAGGTGGCGACAGTGCTTCTTATGAACTTCTCTTCGTAGACGACACTGAAGCTGCAGTTGCTTCCAACAAAACTCGTGGAATCACTGGTCCTGGTTGGTGGAAGTATCGCACACACGTTGATGCTGGTGGAAACACTCGCCATAAGGCAGAGCACATTGCAGTTGTAAGCAACACTGCACTCCTTGCTGGTGACGACGCTGATGATACTCTGGTAGCAGACGTTCTGGAAGTTATCACCATCTCTGCTCATCCTGCAAACGTTGGCGATGGCGCAACAACTCTGGAACTTCCTTCTGTTGCTGCTACAACCTTCGCAGTTACCGCAACATCGGACCAGTCTGGTACTCTTGTTTATCAGTGGCAACGTAAACTCCCTGGTGCTACTCGCTGGGTAAATCTCACTACATCTCTTGATGGAGCAGCATACACTGGTGTAACTGGTGCAACTCTTTCGGTCAATACGACCAATGCTGCAGGTAAATGGGGTGCAGCAGGTTCTGAAGATGATTCTGTTGCTGCATACGATGGTATCCAGTTTAGAGTTAAGATTACCACCAGCAAAGGTGCTGAGGAAGTCATCTCTAATGCTGCAACCCTGAGACTCGTTAATGCCGCTTGATAATATATGAACTTTAGCGAACTGAATGAATCTAACTACATTCTGTTCGCCATAAAGCATTATGAAAATCCTCACTGTGTAACCAGAGAGGATTTTGATGAAGACATGAAACGCTTCAAGTATCTGAAAAGACTCTTGAAGCGTTATGTTCGTGGAGGGTCACTAAGAACCCATCTTGTTATAAATCATCTCATCATCCTTTATAATGTATTTGGCGAAGCAGCAACTCCCTTGCTTTTCTTTAAGCTTGAAAGGGAGTATTGGTCTATTTTGAAGACTGTACTGCTTTACTTGAATAAATATCCTATAGATATGATGCCTCTATTAGAGGAAGACCCTGATATTGCAGAAGAACTGGAGAAACTATGACAATCGCAACTGCTGGTACTGGAGGTTTTGGTGGCGATGCTGCTGCCGAAGGTCCTAATGCAGGTTATGATCCTGTCATGAAATTTCGTCGTAAATTAAAAGACAAAAAGAAAGAAGAGAAGAAAGGATATCATGTAATGCCTGATGGCACTATGATGCCTGGTAAAGTACATGAATCGAGAGAGAATCCTGGACAACCTTCTCGCCTTTTTCAATATAAAGTAACTATGCCTGAGGTTGGTGAGACCATTCTTTATGCTAACTCTCCTGCAGAATTAGCGCAAAAGATGCGTATTCTTGTCAATCCTCGTTATAGAGGAGATATTAAAATTGAAAGAATTATGCCTGGCGAAGCGGGTAAGTTCTTTATGGATAAGCGCATGAAGCATATGCGTAACGTTAAAGAGCAAGCAGACCAGCAGATGCAAGCGCAGATGACTCGTCAGCAAATTAATCTTGAGAAGCAAAAGTCTGACGACAAAATCAAACAAATCAGAATGGAGTTGCAGAAGAAAACTCAAGCTCTTATGAAGAAGCAAAGAGCAGGTGGTGCTCAATCGACCGTGGATAAGTAAAATGGCATTCGGTCTTCAAAAGTTAGCGGTCCTTGAATCTAAACTTGATATTTATGAAGACCTTTCTAAGGAGATGCTCGACAAACTCGAAAGAGCAGTCGGAACTATCTCTGAGAATAGCAATAAGATTGCTATAATTTTAGAGCGTCATGAAGGTCGCTTGGAAGAAAGTGAAAGAACAGATAAACTCATCATTAAAATGATTGAGGATTTGAAGGATAAAGTGGAAAAAGACCATGAACAAATGCACGCTAGAGTTTCTCAACTGCAGAAAAAAGTAGAAGTGAATGCTAAGTTTGTGATAGGTGCTGGTGCTGTATTGGCAACGCTTGTGGCAGTATTACAAGTTGTCCCACCAGTGGTCAAGTTATTGACACCTCAAATGCAATCGAGTATGATAGTGCCTGAGGTTTCTAGACTTATTGGGTGATTGACAATTATTATGCGAACCTAGTTTCTGCACGACTCGAACGGTTTAAGCAGGTTCGGAATGGTGTGTACACCTTCCGCTGCCCATATTGCGGCGACTCGCAGAAACATAAGAATAAGACCAGAGGATACTTCTTCCCAAAGAAGAGTGGACTGGTATTCAAGTGCCACAACTGTGGAGTTGGTAGGAGTTTTGGTAACTTCTTGAAAGAGCAGGCTAATGACCTCTATGACGAGTACGTTATGGAGAGATATAAAGCTGGTCTTACGGGGAAGCATCGTAATGTTGCCAATCCAAAGTTTGATTTTGAAAAACCTGTATTCAAAACAAAGGCGAATGATACAGAAGTTGAAAGTATCGAACAACTAAATAATGAACACCCAGCGGTCGGATACCTTAAAGGTCGTCAGATTCCTGAAGAGCATTTCTCCAATTTGTTCTATACGGATAAATTTTGTGCCTGGGTAAACACACAGAAACCAACGTTCAAAGATGTCAAAAAGGATCACCCCAGAATTATTATCCCTTTCATTGACACTGATGGAACTTGGTTTGGATTTCAAGGACGATCCCTAGATGTAAACGATAAGATGCGTTACATCACTATCATGTTGGATGAGTCCAAAACTAAAATCTTCGGTCTTAATCGTGCAGACTTCGATAAGACCATATACATCACAGAAGGACCCTTTGATAGTTTGTACATCGACAACGCTATTGCTATGGCAGGAGCAGATGTTGATTGGGAATTATTGCGCGATAGGGAAGTTGTTTTTGTGTATGATAATGAACGACGCAATAAAGAAATCGTCGGTAGAATGGAAAAAGCAATCGGTAAGGGATATGAGATTGTGATTTGGCCAGATAATTTACTAGAGAAAGATTTGAACGATATGTTTATCGCTGGACATGATGTTCAATCTCTGGTAGAATTTAACACTTACAGCGGTTTAGAAGCCCAGATTAAACTAAGCGAATGGAAAAAGGTATGAAAGAAATCCATGTAGTCAAACGTGATGGTCAGACTGAAGTTCTGAACCTCGATAAGATTCATGTGATGGTTGAGCACGCTTGCAGAGGTCTTGCAGGTGTCTCTGAGAGTCAAGTGGAGATGAATGCTAACCTGCAATTCTTTGATGGTATTAAGACTTCTGACATTCAGGAGATTCTTGTTCGTTCTGCTAACGACCTCATCTCTTTGGAAGCACCTAACTATCAGTTTGTTGCTGCTCGTCTGCTTCTGTTCGGTCTGAGGAAGGCAGTTTACAATGGTCACCCTGATGGACATCCTCCTCTCAAGGAGCATGTTGAGAAGTGTATTGAGCGTGGTGTATATGATTCTTCTATCCTCGATAAGTACACTGATGAGGAGTGGGAAAAACTGTCTAGTTTCATGGACCACGAACGTGACCTTCTGTTTACATATGCTGGCATTCGCCAGGTTGTAGATAAATATCTCGTGCAGGATCGTAGCAGCGGTGAAGTGTACGAGACACCGCAGTTCATGTATATGATGATTGCTGCAACTCTGTTTCAAGATGATGATAAGTTCTATCGGTTAGAGTATGTCAAAAAATACTACGACGCAATCAGCAAGCACAAAATCAACATTCCCACACCTATCATGGCGGGGGTTAGAACTCCACTTCGACAATTTGCTAGCTGTGTTCTTGTTGATGTCGATGACACCCTCGATAGTATCTTTTCTAGTGACATGGCGATTGGCTACTATGTTGCTCAACGTGCAGGAATCGGTATCAACGCAGGCAGAATCCGTGGCATCAACAGTAAAATCCGAGACGGAGAGGTTCAACACACAGGTGTGGTCCCCTTCCTCAAAAAGTTTGAATCAACTGTCCGATGCTGCACACAAAACGGCATCAGAGGTGGCTCAGCGACTGTCCACTTTCCTATCTGGCACCAAGAAATAGAAGATATTATTGTTCTTAAGAACAACAAAGGTACAGAAGATAATCGTGTTCGTAAGTTAGATTACAGTATTCAAATCACTAAACTATTCTATGAGCGTTTTATCAGCAACAAAGAAATCTCACTCTTCAGTCCGCACGACGTTCCTGGTCTTTATGATGCTTTTGGCACTGATGGATTTGATGCACTATATGATGCTTATGAACGTGATGAGTCTATTCCAAGAAAAACTATCGGTGGTCAAGAACTATTTCTGGCACTTTTGAAAGAGAGAGCAGAGACTGGTCGTCTCTACATCATGAACATCGACCACTGTAACTCACACTCGTCCTTCAAGGACAAGGTGAACATGTCGAACCTGTGTCAGGAGATTACTCTTCCCACTGACCCCATTCAACACATCGATGGTAGGGGGGAGATTGCTTTGTGCATTCTGTCTGCTGTAAACGTTGGTAAACTGAAGTCTTTGGATGAACTGGATGAACTTTGCGAACTGGCAGTGCGTGGTCTGGATGCTCTGATTGACTATCAGGAATACCCTGTAAAGGCAGCAGAAGAGTCTACACGCAACCGTAGGTCTCTTGGGGTGGGTTACATTGGTCTTGCCCATTATCTCGCCAAGCACGGCGCTAAGTATGATACTGCAAAGGCACATGACTTGGTTCATAAACTCACCGAGAGATTCCAGTATGCCCTTTTGAACGCTTCTATGCACATGGCAATGGAGAAAGGTCCATGCGGTTACTTTGGTAAAACGAAGTATTCAGATGGAATTCTTCCCATTGATACATACAAGAAGGAAGTGGATGAGATTGTGCCAAATGAGCTTCAATGTGATTGGGAGTTTCTTAGAGTGCGAATCAAGCAGTATGGGTTGCGACACAGCACACTGTCCGCACAAATGCCTTCGGAGAGCAGTTCCGTTGTGTCAAACGCAACCAATGGAATCGAACCTCCTAGAGCATACTTGTCCGTTAAGAAGAGTAAGAAAGGACCCCTTAAGCAAATTGTTCCTCAATACAATACGCTCAAGAACAACTATACTCTTCTCTGGGATATGCCGAACAATGATGGTTACATTAAGGTTACGGCAGTAATCCAAAAGTTCTTTGACCAAGCAATCTCTGGCAACTGGAGTTACAACCCTGAACAATATCCAGATAATGAAGTTCCAGTTTCTGTGATGGCAAAGGACCTTTTGACAACTTACAAATATGGTTGGAAGACTTCTTATTATCAGAATACATATGATATTAAGAAAGATGGTGACGATAATCCTACAGAGAATGTTGACAATTTGATTGAACAACTGCTACAATCCGAGGAGGAAGACTGTGAGTCCTGCAAAATCTGAAGTACAAGGTATGACCGTATTTAATAGCAACAAAGTAGACACTAAAAAGCAACCGATGTTTTTCGGTCAACCTCTGGGAGTCCAGAGGTATGATAATTACAAGTACCCTGTCTTCGATAGGTTGACTCAGCAACAACTTGGATATTTCTGGAGACCTGAGGAGGTCTCCTTACAGAAGGATAGAAGTGATTACCAGACATTATCGCCTCAGCAGAAGCACATTTTTACCAGCAATCTTAAATACCAGATCATGCTGGATTCTGTACAAGGGCGTGGTCCTGGGATGGCTTTTATCCCTTACTGCTCACTCCCTGAGTTAGAAGCATCCATGCTGGTCTGGGAGTTTATGGAGATGATTCACTCCCGCTCCTATACATATATTATTAAGAACGTCTATCCTGACCCTAGTGAAGTGTTTGACACTATCCTTGAGGATGAAAAGATTTTGGATAGAGCATCTTCGGTTACACAATCGTATGATGATTTTATTAATCATGCCCATCAGTATGACACAAGTACAATGTGGGAGCTGGCAAAAGAGGGGCATTACGCTGGTCAATATGACCGTGTTGAGTTGAAGCGTAAACTCTATCGGGCAGTTGCTAATGTTAACATCCTGGAAGGCATTCGTTTCTACGTTTCCTTCGCGTGTTCGTTTGCTTTTGGCGAGAATAAACTTATGGAGGGCTCAGCAAAGATACTCTCTCTTATTGCTAGAGATGAAAGTCAACATCTGGTTCTCACGCAGAATATCCTCAACAAGTGGAGAGACGGAGACGATGCAGAAATGCAAAGAATTGCTGCAGAAGAAGAGGGATATGTAAAAGATATGTTCCAAACTGCAGTTAATGAAGAGAAAAGTTGGGCAGAATATCTGTTCAAGAATGGTTCGATGATTGGACTTAATGAACGTTTGTTACATAATTACGTTGAGTGGATTGCTAACCGTAGAATGAAATCCATTGGTATCAAACCAATGTTCGACGTTCCTGCTAAAAATAATCCTTTGCCCTGGACAGAGCACTGGTTAAATAGTAAAGGACAGCAAAACGCACCTCAAGAAACGGAGATTGAAAGTTATGTCATCGGAGGAATCAAACAAGATGTCAAATCAGACTCCTTCGCAGGATTTGCCCTCTGACCCTCGCAATGAGGATGACTATGATACCTGGGAATATGGTACTGAACCTGTCCCAGGTGACCATACATGGGCAGATAAAGTCTATCTAGAAGCAGCAGAGAAGGGTTGGGATGACCTTATGGACAAGGCAGACCAACCTGGAAACCCTATGGCAGAAATGCTTTGGGAAAATGAAAAGAAAAAGGCACGACGCATGGAAGTCGATAAGAGTCAAGAGTTCATTGAGAGCGGAATGACTCTTATTACAGAACCAGAGAGCGATAAGT